AAGAGAGAACAACAGAATAAATATTTTGATAGTTTATCTTTGACTCAAATTGCGGACGCCGTAGATAATCTAATGCTTAAAGTTAGAGCTGAATATGTAGATCATACTACGGATGAAAGTATATCAGCTTCCGCAGGTATTGATGAATTGTTTGATTCTCTTGGAAAAGACCCAGATGTTGGACAACCAATGTATGGTAGTATGATTAATACAATTACACGAGGTATGCGACTTGGAAAATTTTATTTGCGGTCAGCCGCAACTGGTGTAGGTAAAACAAGGACGATGGTTGCGGACTTTTGTAATTGTGGATGTAATAAGATTTGGAGAGATGGAGAATGGGTAGATAATGGACTTGCATTTCCTTCATTCTTCCTAAGTACAGAGCTCGAGCTCGATGAACTGCAAACAATGATGGTTGCTTTTCTTGCAAATATTAATGAGGAAAATATTCTTAATAATACTCTTAGTTTTGAAGAAAGAGAAAGAATAAAAGTTGCAATAGAAATTATTAAAGAATCTCCATTATATATTGAAGTCATACCAGATTTTAGTCTAAAAGATATTGAAAATGCAATTAAAAGAAGTATTAGAATTTATTCTACTCAATACTTTTTTATTGATTATATTCATACTTCAATGAAAATTCTTGAAGAAATTACTAAAAGATCTGGTGGAGTGAGACTTCGAGAAGATAATATTCTTTTCTTATTAAGTGTAAAATTAAAAGAAATTGCAACAGAATATAATGTATTTATTTTAAGTAGTACACAGTTAAATCAAGATTGGAAATCCGCAGATATTCCAGATCAAAATCTTCTTCGTGGTGCAAAAAGTATCGCGGATAAAATTGATACAGGTATGTTATTATTAGATGTAACAGAAGAAGATAAAGAAAAATTACAAAGTGTAGTTGGTAATAATGGTATGGGGATGCCGAATGTAAAAATGTCTATCTATAAAAACCGTAGAGGTTCTTATAATAAATGTTATCTTTGGATGTATGCAGATAAATCCACATGTCGATTTGATGGAGCATTTTGTACAGATTATAATTATGAATTAATTCCTATTACAGATACAAGAATTCATATGAGAGTTTAAGGAGGTGCCGCATTGTCTTACGATAAAGAGATTGTTAAAGAACAAATTGAATTAGAAGATGTATATAATTTATTAGATTTTTTTGATGCGGAACCTCAAATGTTTAATACTTATATTATCGCAAGGACAATTTGTCATAGCGGCGATAGCCATAAACTTTATTATTATGAAAACACTCAATTATTTAAATGTTATAGTGATAGTTGTGGTAGTTTTGATATATTTGAATTAGTTCAAAAAGTAGAAGATATTAAAGATTTAAATGCCGCAGTATTTTATATAGTAAATTTTTTTAATCTTCAATCTAAAATTGATGAAGTAGATGAAGATTTTGATTTAGACACATCTAAATATATTGCACAAGTTACTAAATTGGCACAATTAGATGGATATAAAAAAGATAAAGTTATATTACCAGAATTTCCTATGGATATGTTAGATCATTATCCACAGCCAGAAATATTAGATTGGACTAAAGAAGGTATATCCTATGAAGTATGTAAGTATATGGGAATTAAATATGATCCTGTAAATGGAAATATTCTAATTCCTCATTATGATGAAGATAGTAGATTAGTTGGAATTAGACAGCGTACATTAGTCCAAGAGCAAGAAGTATATGGTAAATATAGACCCGCACGAATACAGGGTAAACTTTGCAATCATCCTCTCGCATTTAATCTTTATGGTTTTAATCAAGCACGGCCGCAGATTAAACAAGCTCAATTAGCAATTATAGTTGAAGGTGAAAAATCAGTTTTACAATATATGTCATACTTTGGAACAAAATCAAATATATGTGTAGCTGTGTGCGGCAGTTCAATATCTCAATATCAATTTCAACTTCTCTTGGATGCAGGAGTTAAAGAAATTGTATTAGGATTTGATAAAGACTTTCAAGAAATGCGTGGTAAAGAATATGATGATGTTGTTAAAAAAATTGACAACATTTATAATAAATATAAAAATAGAATTACCATTAGTGTTTTATTTGATAAATGGAACTTATTAGGATATAAAAACTCACCATTAGATTGCGGAAAGGAGGCTTTCTTATATCTATGGAGGAACAGAGTTATGTGTTAAAATATAGAGAAAAGCATCCTAGATGCAGATATTGTAAATTTTATAAATATATTACCCCACCAGCAGGTAATTGTCAAGGATACGATAAATGCATTCTTAAAGATAAACCTTTAGCAAGCTGGGATTTTTTATTCTGATTATGGCAAGGATGTTTTTGTAGGTGGTTTAAAGCAACTGATTTGAGAAAAGAGTAAAATGATAGAGTATAGAAAAAAGCACCCAAGATGTAAGTATTGTGAGTATTTAAAAAAAGAAGAATCAATTGAGTGGATTTTTGATGGTGTTGCCGCGATGGATAGATATAAAATTATAAAATATTATTGTCCTATTAAAAAGACTTATATAAAAATAAATGCATTTAGAGGATGTTTTTGTAAAATTTTTAAGCCAAGGGAGGATGACATTGATATATAAATTATTTAATGAACCTACTCAAGGAACAATGCGGCAAATATTATATAATCGTGGGATAAAAACAAAAGAAGATCAAGATAAATGGATTAATGCTTCTTTTTGAGGAGATGTAAATTCTCCTTTTGCTTTTGGAAAAGAAGAAGTAGAAAAAGCTGTAGAATTTCTTCGATTTGCGGTTCAAGAAAAACATAAAATTTGTGTTATAGTAGATGCAGATGCTGATGGTTTTACTAGTGCTGCAATTATTCTTAATTATATGTATGAATTATATCATTGGGCTATAAATAATACTAATGATCAATGTAAAGAAAAATTAACTTATATTTTACACGATGGTAAACAACATGGTTTAGCAGATACTATTAATAAAATCGAAGATGATGTTAAACTAGTTATTATTCCAGATGCAGGTACAAATGATATTAATGAAATGCAACAATTAGTAGATTCTGGAAAAAAAGTTCTTTGTATGGATCATCATGAATCTAGTAATTGAATTCATAATGATAATGTAGTTATTATTAACAATCAAATTTGTGATTATCCTAATAAAGATTTGTCTGGTGCAGGAGTTACTTGGCAAATTTGTAAAGCATATGATATTATAATGGGTTTAGATTTTACGCCAAAAGAATGGCCAGGTGCATTAGAATATATTGATTTAGTAGCTCTTGGCAATCTTTCTGATATGATGGATTATCGTAGTGTAGAAACCAAAGCTATTATTGATATGGGTTTAGGCAATATTCATAATCCATTTTTTTATTATATGTGTGAAAAAAATAAATTTAGTATTGATAAAATGGGCGGAATTAATTATATGTCAATGGCATTTTATGTAACACCATTTATTAATGCTATTGTACGTTCTGGCACAATGGAAGAAAAAGATTTAGTTTTTAAATCAATGTTAAAGTTTTATGCTTTTGATAAGATTGAGAGTGGTAAACGTGGTCACAAAGGAGAATTGGTACCAAGAGTTGAAGAAGCAGTTAGAATTGCAGCTAACGTCAAAGCTCGACAAACAAAGCTCCAAGATGCTGCAATGGCTTTGCTCGAGCAACGAATTCGATCTGACAGATTGACAGAAAATGGTATTATTATCTGTTGCTGCGAACCCGGAGAAGTGGAAAAGAATCTCGCCGGACTTGTCGCCAATAAGATTCAAGCGAAATATCAGCACCCATGTCTCGTCCTCACAAAGTCAAAAGGGAAAGATGATAAAGAATATTATTATAGAGGAAGTGCCAGAAATTATTCTATGTCAGAAATAGAAGATATGCGGCAGCTCTGTGAAGATACTGGTGACGTAGAGTATGCACAGGGTCATAGTTCTGCATTTGGTATTTCTATTCCTGAATCTAAACTAGAAGATTTTATTCAAAAAACTAATGCAATTTACAGTGAAGCTGCACAAGAACCTGTTTATTGGGTTGACTTTGAATGGTTTAATAAAGATATTGATCCTCAAAAAATTCTAATGATTGCACAAAATAAATCTACTTGGGGACAAGGATTACCTGAACCTTATATTGCTATACGCGATATTCCACTAGAATCTGTTCAACTTCTTTCGCCTGATAAGCATCCCACATTAAAGATCCATTTATCTAATGGTGTAGATATTATGAAATTTAAATCTTCTCAAGAAGAATATGAACAATTTATTAAACCTAATATGTGTCTAACCGCTGTCTGTAGATGTGCTAGGAATGAATGGGCTGGACGTGTAACTGCACAACTTATTGTTGAAGATTTTTATATTAATGAAAAGTGAGTGTTTTAGTAATTGACAAGAGCAAAATAATATGGTATAATTAATTTAGAAAATTAAGAGAGAAAGAGGTTGGAATGGCACGATTTGAGATGCATAGTCATACCGATATGAGTAACATTCGTCTTATTGATTGTATCAATACAGTTGACTCTCTTGTTGATTATGCCATAGAAATTGGTCTTGAAGGTATTTGTCTTACAGATCACGAAGCTTTAGGTAATTGGGTTAAACTTGATCAAAAGAGACAAAAAATCCAAGAGAAGAATCCAAACTTTAAAATTGGATATGGTAACGAAATCTATCTCGTTGATAAACGTGAAAGTGGACAGCGATATTGGCATTTTATTCTGATTGCGAAAGATGCAATTGGTGCTAAGATGCTGCGAAAACTGTCTTCAAATTCTTGGATGAATAGTTATTTTGATAGAGGTATGGAGAGAGTACCAACTCTCAAAGCAGAAGTGATGGCATGTGTAGATGAATTTGGTAAAGGGCATTTGATTGCATCATCTGCATGTCTCGGTTCAGAACTTGATTATTGTATTCTTGAAATGGATAAAGCTGAGAGAGTTGGTAATATTGAAGGTAAGGCTGAATACTATTATAGGATTGTAGATTTTGTAAATTGGTGCAAGTCTGTATTTGGAGACGATTATTATTTTGAGATTCAGCCAGCTCAAAGTAAAGAGCAGATGATTGTTAATCGTCGAATGAAAGCTCTGAGTGATTATTTTGGAGTTAAGATTGTAGTAACAACTGATGCTCATTATTTGAAGAAGAGTGATCGAGAAGTTCATAAGGCATTTCTTAACTCAAAACAAGGTGATCGAGAAGTAGATGAATTTTATGCGTATGCGTATCTTCAAACAACAGAAGAAGTAATTCAGAATCTTGAAGGAACTGGTCTTGATTATGCAGAACTTGAAGCAAATACTTTGGAAGTGAAAAGTAAGATTCAAGATTTTGGTTTCGCGCATAAGCAACAAGTCCCGCAAGTTCCAGTAAAAGATTATCCTAAAGTAATGTCAAAGATGGGTTATAAGACTTTGGATTATTTGTATTCAAGCAATAATCCGCAAGAGAGATATTGGGTTAATTATTGTTGTGATAAACTTAAAGAACTTAATTTGTTCAATGATATTTATCTTGCGCGACTTGAAGAAGAAGCAGATATTCAAAAAGTAATTGGAGAAAAACTTGGAACTTGTATGTTTGCATATCCGATTTTTCTTCAGCATTATATTGATTCATTCTGGGAAATTGGTTCAACTGTAGGTGCTGGACGAGGTTCCGCGTGTTCTGGATTGAATCATTACCTTCTAGGAATTACTCAGCTTGATCCGATTAAATATAATCTTCCCTATTGGAGATATAGTAATAAAGAGCGTATTGAGTTAGGCGATATTGATATTGATATTTGTCCATCTAAGAGAGAAGAAATTTTTAAATCAATTCGTGAAGAGGTTGGTCAACTTGGATGTGTTCAAGTTTGTACATACGGTACAGAGACGACACGTTCAGCAATTTCAACAGCTTGTCGAGGTTATCGTTCAAAAGATTTTCCAGATGGAATTGATAATGATATTGCTCAGTATATGACCAGTCTCGCGCCAAGTGAACGTGGATTTGTTTGGCCAGTTCATGATTTGGTTTATGGTAATGAAGAGAAAGATCGTAAGCCAGTAAAGAATTTTCTGGCAGAAGTTAAAAAATATCCAGGACTTCTTGAGATTATTGAGAAGATTGAAGGATTGATTAATCACCGGGGTATTCATGCAAGCGGTGTAAACTTTTATATGGGTGATCCATTTGATAGTGCGTGTTTTATGAAGGCAACAAGTGGAGCAATTGTAACTCAGTTTTCACTTCATGATGCAGAGTATTGCGGCGATGTTAAATTTGATTTTCTTGTAACAGAAATTCAAGACGTAATTGTTCAATGTCTTAATATGTTGAGTGAATATAATGAAGTTGATCAACATTTGACTTTGCGACAATTATATGATAAATATCTTCATCCTGATGTTCTTCCAATAGAAGATAGTAAAATGTGGGATACTCTTGCAGAAGGTAAAGTATTAAAACTTTTTCAGTTTGATAGTCAAGTTGGAAGTCAGACCGTAAAATTATTGCGGCCAAGGTCACCACGTGAGATGGCAAACTGTAATTCTGTAATGAGATTGATGGCTGCGGAAAAAGGTGGAGAAACGCCAACTGAGAGATATAAAAGAATGAAAGATAATATGTCTCAGTGGTATGATGAAATGCGGCGATGGAGAATTTCTTCATCAGATCAAAAGATTCTTGAGAAATATTATCTTGAAACATATGCAACTCCTGCACAGCAAGAAGATATGATGATGATTCTTATGGATGAAAATATTTGTAATTTTAGTCTTAAAGAAGCTAATGATGCCCGCAAGATTTGTGCAAAGAAACAAATGAATCGTATTGAAGAATTGCATGAATTAGTTTTATCAAAAGCAACTTCAAGGCAGCTTGGTGAATATGTTTGGGAAACTGCAATTAAGCCGCAGATGGGATACAGTTTTAGTCTTATTCATAGTTTGGCATACAGTTTTGTAGGACTTCAAACAATTTATCTTGCGACATATTTTGATCCTGTCTATTGGAATACGGCATGTCTTAGAGTGGATGCGGGACTTGATGAAGATGCAAGTAGTAATTATGGTAAAATTGCGAAAGCAGTAGGTAATATTATTCATCGTGGTATTCCAATGTCATTAATTGATATTAACAAATCTGGATATATGTTTGAACCAGATGTAGAAACTGGTAGTATTATTTATGGGCTTAAAGGATTAAATGGTGTTGGCGGAGAAATTATTCAAGAGATTATTGAAAATCGTCCATATGAGGGATTAACTGATTTCCAAGAGAAAGTCAAAGTTAAAAAGCCAGTTTTGATTTCATTAATTAAAAGTGGAGCATTTGATAAATTTGGAGATAGAGAAGAAATAATGCGGGAATATATTTGGTCAATTTGTGAACCAAAAAAGAGAATTACTCTACAAAATTTTAATGGATTAATGGAAAGAAATCTTATTCCCGCAGAATTAGAATTTGAAAAAAGATTGTTTGTCTTTAATAAAGCTCTTAGAAAATATTGTAAAGTTAATGATTATTTTTTAGTTAATGATAATTTTTATGATTTTTATGAAGAGTTTTTTGATATAGATTTGCTTGAACCTTTTGAAGAAGGATTAGCAATTAAAGATACTATATGGAAAAAACTTTATACAAAAGGTATGGATAAAGCTCGCAATTATTTTAGAGAACATCAAGATGAACTGTTGCGGCAATTAAATAATTGTTTATACAATGAAGTTTGGGATAAATATGCAAATGGTACGTTAGCAACATGGGAAATGGATAGCCTTGGATTTTATTATCATGATCATCCGTTAAAGAATCTTGATAAATTGAGTTATAATGTAATTCCATACAATCAACAACCAGATACTCCGCCAGTTGAAAGAACTTTTAAACGTAATGGGATTGATATTCCATTGTTTAAAACTTGTAGAATTGTAGGTGCGGTTGTTGCAAAAGAAGATAATAAATCTTGTATTAGCATTCTAACTCCTGAAAGTGGAGTAGTTACAGTTAAAATGAATCGAGATTATTATGCAAGATTAAACAGACAAATGAGTCAAGTCCAACCAGATGGTACAAAAAAAGTAATGGAAAAAGGTTGGTTTACTCGTGGAACATTAGTAATGGTTAATGGATTTAAACGTTCTGGAATGTTCTTCACAAAGTCATATCGTCATACAAAATCTCATCAATGTTATCGTATCTTGACGGGAGTGAAAAATAATGGTAAAATAGATATGACAGCATGGAGATGGGGAGAAGAAGGTGACGATGAAAACTAAATATTATGTAGGTGATCCTGTTATTCCTTGGTGGGTTCACAAATTAGCCCACCAAGGGTTTATTACTACAATTAGAGAATCAGCTGCGATTACTTTCTTTTTAAGTTATAAAATTACTCTTAATGATACAGTAGAGCATAATCTTTATGATGGAGATTATCTTGAACTTGATGAAGAAACTGGTGCAGTTACTATAGGATATGCGGATTGGGAAAGAGCTCTTGCAGATGATTTCCAAAAAGCTAATTGGGAAAAATTTGTAAATAATTTAAGAAAAGGCGTAAATGACAGAGAAAAAAAGGAGCAATATGAAACCGATTATTATAGCAATTACTGGGCCTAGTTGTGCAGGTAAAGATACTTTAATGCGGCAGATATATTGAGAACTTTCTAAAGATTATGATAAGCTAACTAAATTTCCTGATGTATATTATATAGTTAGTTCTACTACGCGGCCGCCTAGAAGAAATGAAGAAGATCATAAAGATTATCACTTTTTATCAAATGAAGAATTTCAAGAATTAATTGATAAAGGATGTTTCTTAGAATGGGCTGAATTTAGAAAATGGAAATATGGAACTAATAAATTTGATGTTTGTAATAGACCTGGAGCTATTAATATTGGCGTTTTTAATCTTCAAGGAATTGATACTTTAAGTAAACAAAATGAATTTAAAATTATTCCCATTTATTTAAGAGTTCATTGAAAAGACAGATTACAACGATCTATTAAACGTGAGGGGCATTTAACTTTTGAAATGATTCGTCGTTTAATTACTGATTATAAAGATTTCAAAAATCCATGGGAGATTTTACATAAAAACGATGACCTTTTAATTTATTCACAAAATTATAAAATAGATAATGTCATGAGCGATATTCTGGGCAAGATTGAATAATATATATAATTAAAAATACATTTTATAAGTAAGGAAAAATCATTCGATATAAAATGACAGGAGATTTATGGTAACATTATTTTCTACTAATTGCCCTAAATGTCGAGTATTAGAGCAAAAATTAAATCAAAAAAATATAGACTTCGATAAAGATTCTAATATGGATGAAGTTATAAATCAAGGCTTTATGTCTGCTCCAGTTCTTAAAATTAATGATATTTATTTAGATTTTACTTCTGCAGTAAAATGGATAAATGGACAAGATATTGCAGATTTTGATTGTGATAGTTGTCAATTTTAAGGAGTAACATATGAAGCTTAATGTAAAATTAAATAAAAATTTTCAAACTCAATTTAACAAAATGGTTGAGAAATATGGAGAAGAATTTTTAAAACTCCAAGGCTTTGACGAAGCTACTCTTAGTTTCACCGATTTTATTGAAGGTTTTATTGATTCAGATAATGTAGCTAATACATCTATTGATGCAAATGCTAATATCGCACAAAAAGATATTGTAACTTTACTTTCTGAAATGTCTAAACCAGATCAAAAATTATTAGTTTTTAATAAACTATATTATGAGATTAATAAAAAATATGGATATAAAATTGCAAATGAAGCTATGGAAGCTATGTGGTCATATTCTCTTTATATGCATGATTTTAATACTGCTACATTAATTCCATATTGTTTTGCTTATGATATTAAACCAATAGCAGAAAAAGGATTATTTTTTATTCAAGGCTATAATGCTAAACCTGCAAAACATTTAGATAGCTTTGTTCAAATTTTAATGGAAGCAATTGCTTTCCTTAGCCGCAGACAATCAGGAGCTTGCGGGTTACCTAATCTTATTCCTTATCTTTACTACTATTGGAGTAGAGATGTAAGAGAAGGATATTATACAAAAGATCCTGAAACCTATAAAAAGCAACAAATTCAAGCTCTTATTCATCGTTTAAATCAGCCCTGGGTTCGTTCAGATCAAGCTGCATTTACTAATGTAAGTGTATTTGATCATCCTTATTTTGAAGCTATTTTTGGTGGCGGAGAATTTCCTGATGGTAGTTTTATGATTGATGAAGAAGAAGAAATTATTGAATTTCAAAAAGATTTTATTGAAGTTGTAAATGAAATTAGAGAAGAAAATATTTTCACATTCCCTGTTCTTACAGCATCACTTCTCTATCAAGATGGAAAATTTGTAGACGAAGAATTTGCAAAATGGGCTTGTGAAGCATCTCGCAAATGGAATATATTTAATTTCTTTACAGATTCTACTGTAAATAGCCTTTCTAATTGTTGCAGACTAAAGAGTGATATTACAGATCTTTATTTTAATTCAATTGGTGGTACAGCTCTTGAAGTTGGTTCTGCTAAAGTATCCACTCTTAATATTGCACGTCTTGCTTATCAGAGTGAAAGTGAACAAGATTTCTTGGTTAAGTTACGTGACTTAACTAAACTAAATTTAAAGATTCTTGATGTTCAACGTAGCATTATTTATCGTAATGTTGAAAAAGGACTATTGCCAAATATTTCTTGCGGTTTAATGAACTTAGATG